ATAGCTTAACCGATGAATGCGTATCAGAGATATTATGCTTAGAAGAGAAAGAGAAATTAACTGTTGCAGCGTGGCAAATATTAAATGGTATTAAAGATCTAGTTGATCCCGTATCTGGTAAAAAACTAGCTGGTGTTAAGTTAGAGGTTAAGTCGGGAAAGTAGTTAGCTATAGAGGTTCTGATAATGTAATAGTTTTAGCTCTGGTAGAGAAAATAAAGCAAATATCTACAATCTCTGATGTTGATTATATACAAATTTGCTCCACCTATACGACAATGACACAGCCTAGATATAGATGCCATGATTGCAAGTTAAAATATAAGAATGATAAGCAAAAGACATTAAAGCACAGAGAATTTATGGCATGTGACTACCTAGCGGATAAACCAAGGCATTCATATAAGCCCGAGTTTAATAACACTGGTAATCCGACAATTCTTTATAATAAATGCATCGGCAACAGTTATAACGGCTATTGGGGATCATTGATCAACTATTACCCTAAATACAAGGATGGCATAATGCTTTACGAGGGTAATCTAGCAGATCAACCAGCTAAATTTGTCGATGTTATGAATTTAATAGATAATCTAGTAAGAGAATCAGAGCAAGAAAACGAGCGAAAAGAAAAGCTAATTTCAAGGAATAGGAATGGCAGACGATAGAGTAAGTGTTGAAATATCCATTGAAGAAAAGCAAGCACTAAAAGCACTTACAGCACTAACTAAGGGTGTTAATAACTTTGAAAAAACAACTACTAAATCTGTTAAGAAATCAGATGCAGCTTTTGATTCTTTTAAAGGTAACTTAGCAGCTATTGCTACAAGTGGAGCTATTAGAGCTATCGCTGGTGGCTTACAATCTCTAGTTGTTGGCTCATTTGAAGCAGCCGCAGCAACAGAAAAACTAACAACTCAATTTGAAGTACTAACTGGTAGCACTGAAACAGCAAGCAAGTTATTTCAAGAGTTAACAGATTTTAGTGCATCAACTCCATTTCAATTAAATAACATTGCAGAGGCAGGGGCGCAATTACTATCATTTGGTTTTTCTGCTGATACTGTTAGAGATAGAATCGCTAAGATTGGTGAAGTTGCTGCTGGATCAAACAGTGACCTAAAAGAAGTAGCCTTGATTTACGGACAGGTAGCAGCCGCTGGTAAGTTAACTGGTGAAAGATTGCTACAACTACAAGAAAGAGCAGTACCGATTGGATCTGCATTGGCTAAGTCACTAGGTGTAGCAGAAGCAGAAGTAAAAGATCTAGTTTCTAGTGGTGTTGTAGGCTTTAAAGAGTTTGAAGAAGCTTTTAATTCTATGAGTGAATCAGGTGGCATCTTTGAGGGTGCTATTGATAAGCAATCTAAAACTATTAACGGATCACTATCAACACTAGCTGATAACTTTGCAATCTTACAAACAGAGATCGGTAAGACATTCGCACCAGATGTAGTAGATGGCATAAAGCTAATAACGCAATCGCTACAAGATTTTACTGGTGCTGTAATAGAAAATAAAGACGGTATAGCAATCGCTATAGGCTTTGTAAGAGATTACATTACTGTTTATCTAGGGTTAGCGGCATCTGCATTAAAAACAGATACAGCTTTAGAAAAAGTTGATGAAAAAATAATTGAAACAAGCGATAGAATAGACGAGCTAAAATCATTAAGAGATAAAGAAGGTATTGTAGGTACTCTGTCTGGAATACTCAGAGATAGAGGTAGTGAAATTGCACTACTAAAAGATCTACAGGCTCAAGAAAAGTCGCTAACAGATTTAGTAGCCAAAAGAAAAGCCCTTCTAAACCAAGATGCAGCTAGTGGTGAAACAGCAGAGGTTAGAACAGCACAAGCAGAATATGAAGCTTTCCAAGCAGCAGAGCAAAAGAAAGCTGATGCTGTAGTAGCTACCAATGCTAAAATACTAGAAGAAAGAAACAAACTAACAACAGAATTAGCACTATTACAAGAAGATCAAGATCTAAAAGCAGCAGAGAGAGAGCTTGCTAAAGGTGAGCTTGATCTAGAGGGTAGAGAAGCTGCTATAGAATCAATTAGAGGCTTTGAGCAATCAAAAACAGATATAGTTTTAGATGCTGAATTAGATAAGAATAAGAAAATTAGAGATGCTGATACTAAAGCATTAGCCGATAAAATAGCTAATAGAAAAGCTCAAATAGCTACCGAACAAACAGCAGCAAAAGCACAGGCAGCTATCAATGATGCTAAATTAAAAAACCAACAGCAAAATGTCGCTGGATTCGGTAGAGCATTAGCGCAAGCATCTAGCTTAGCCAAAAAAGATACAGCAGAGCAAAAAGCACTAGCTATCGCATCAGCCACGATAAACACTTATGCAGCATCTACCAGAGCATTTAGAGATTATCCATATCCAGCCAATATTGCCGTAATGGCGACAACTATAGCCGCTGGTTTATCACAGGTGCAGCAGATAACTAAGGCATCATTTAATACTGGTGGAGTTGTCGGCGGCTTTTCTGGTGCAACTAACGGCTTAGATAATACCTCTGCAAATGTTAGAACTGGTGAAATGATACTAAATGCGAATCAGCAAAAGCAGTTATTCGATATAGCTGCTGGTAGAGGGTCGCAAGTAAGTGATTCTAGAATGATAGAAATAACATCTATAGTACAAATGGATGAGAGAGAGATAGCCAGAGCTGTTAGAAATCAAAGAATAGAGGGATTTGCATAATGGGTTTAAAATTTCTAGATAACAATTTACTAGATGCAGCTACTATAACAGCATCAACACAAAATGCACAATATCCAGCTACTAATTTACTAGATAGTAGACGCACTAAAACTTATAGATCTGTATCTAATTCTGATACAATTGTTATAGATTTTGGTACAGCAGAATCAATAGATCACTTTGCTATAGTAGATAACTGGCAGAATGGTTTTGGTATAACTGCTATAACCATAGAAGCCAATGGTACGGATACATGGGGATCGCCAGCATTCACTACTACAGCAACACTAGATACTACATTTGGTGTATCTGTTAAAGCATTTGCATCAGCTCAATCTTATAGATTCTGGAGAATAGTATTAACATCTACGCTAGGTTACTGCGAGATAGCTAATATGTATCTAGGGGCTGCGACAGATATAGCAACTAATGGTGTAGGATATAACTGGGAATACATTAATAATGATCTATCTAACCAGAGAGTTAACAGATACGGTCAAAAATTCATAGATGATATAGGTACACAGAAAGAGCTTAATAATTTACAGTTTCAAGTGCTAGATAAAGATGAAGTTGATAGCATTCACGCAGTATATGATGGCAATAGAACTGTTAAGCCATTTTTTATATATATGGATTTGGAAACTGAATCACTAGCAAATAACGATGATAGATTTAACGGCTTTTACTACTTTAAAAATCCACCTAGCTTCGTAAACGTCAGCAGCGGCTATTATAATACATCTCTAAATCTTATAGAGGCTAAATAAATGAGCTATATCGTAACAGAAGAGTTAGTTGATACATTAACTCAAACTATTACACTTAATTATGACAGAATTTATCATGTAGCTGGCGTTAAGATTAAACTACTTATGTATAATGCTCCTAGTGGAACTTTCACATTATCTATAAAACAAGGCGCTACTACACTATCAACTGCAACATTCACAAGTGCTGATATTAAAACAGATTTATCAACAACTGATAACTACGCATATCTATACAAAGCACTAAATTTTAGCTTACCATTAAAAAAAGGAAGTTATGATATGGTTTTAGCATCATCTGGATATACATATAGTGAATCTAGCTTTTTAGGCTGGATTAAATCGCATGAAAATGTATTTATTGAGCCAACAACGGCGCTAGATGTTTATATAGATAACCCATTAGATGTTTTAATATATGAAAAAATTAGAGAGGATTTGGTAAGATGAGTATAAGAATATTTGATTTTGCAGATGGCTTTACAAGTGCAACTAATCCAACCGAGACAGGTACAACTTCTAGTGAATTAGCAGTATATGCTAGTGATGCTGCCTTTGTAATAGCTGAAGGTACAGCAATAGATGGTAATATTTACTACAACACAACAGATAATAAGGTGAGAATTTATGAAGATGGTGCATGGGTTGAAAACGCAAGCTTTGAGGCTTAATTGTTTACTACTACTTATATTATTTACATTAAATGTAAATGCGAAAACTCTTAAAGTAGATGAAGTTACTCCATCAGTTACTAATGGCGACTTTACTATTACTCCTAATGGAACTGGTGACATTGTATTTGGCTCTGGGAGTGGGTTTGTAAAGCTAACTACTGGTGTATTATCTAACCAAGTTTTTATAGATGCAACTGCTGATATAACAGGTGTGCTACCAACAGCAAATGGTGGAACTGGTTTAGATACAGTAGGCACATCAGGGCAGTTACTATCATCCAATGGTACAACTTTACTTTTCATAGACCCACCAACTACATCGCCGACAACAACCCTAGGGGATATAATTTTCAATGGTGGCGCAGGTGATGTTAGATATGGGATCGGCTCAGTAGGTCAAATACTAACCAGCGATGGTAGCGTTCCTCAGTGGCAGGATGCAGCTATCTCAACAACACTCACAACTAAAGGGCAGATTCAAACATACTCAACAGA